TGCCATCGGCGGCGCCCCGGCGCCGGTCGTGCCCGCCTCCGCCCCGCCCAAGCCCAAGCCGGCCCCCATGAAGGCCCGCACCTTCCCGGACTCGGACCTGCACTGGGTGGTCGCCAAGGGCGACACGCTGGGCAAGATCGCGGCCTACTACAACGGTCCGACAGTGGCGCAGATCGCCGCCTACAACAACATCGACGCCAACAAGATCACCCCGGGCCAGAAGATCTGGATCCCCGGCCCGCTGGTCTGGGTGATCGAGAAGCCGGACACCATCCGCTCGATCGCCAAGTACTACGGCCTGGACCCGGCCTACCTCGCCCGGCTCAACGGGCTGGCAGGCCCGGACGCCGTGATCTACATCGGCAACCGTCTGACCATCAAGAAGTAAAGGAACCCCATGCAGAGCATTCTTGACAAGGTGGCCCTCACCCCCTGGGCCCGCACCCTGTGGCAGGGCTTCATAGTTGACGCGCTGGTCGCGATCGGACTGGGCCTGAGCACCCTGGCCGCCACCGGGGACCTGACGTCCCCGGCCTTCTGGTCGGCCGTGGGCCTGCTGGTCGGCAAGTCCTTCCTGACTTCCGTGGCCTCCTGGCTGACACGGCTGAAGCCGGTTTTGCCCGAGTCACCACCCGTAGAGTAGTGTGAATCACGCACGGCCCCCGCCTCCCCCCGAGACCGGGGCCGTGCACCTCCCCCTCAAACCGGATTGGTACGACACTTCTACTAGCATTGCTCTAGTACGACACCAGTACTGAGACGACAGAAAGCCCCCCACCACATGGTGGGGGGCTCTTTTGTGTCTTAGCATAGGGATCATGAGCTGGGACAAGACCAAGGATGAACTTCGGGACCAGGTCGTCCGGCAGACCAATGCAAGGAAGAAGACCGCCCGGTGGTGCAAGGGCAAGGAAGGCCGGGAGCACGTCCCGGAGCTGGTCGTCAACCACAACTACAACCGGGGTAACCGCTGGACCTGCAGGTGGCAGGAAGTCATGCGCTACCACAACCACGAACGGCAGCACTGGCGCTGGTACTACTTCTGCCGGCACTCCTATAAGTGCGTCAACTGCGGCAAGTACACCGAGGACCGGCTGAAGAACGTCGAGGAGTGCCCGGAGTACACGCCCCGGCCGGTGTGAGAAAGCCCGCCCCTTGTGGTCTACGAGAACAGAGGGGACGGGCGTCCGCTAAGTATAACGGGCGGGGTCCTGCTACCAGCCGCCCATGCCCTCCCACGCCTTGGCGATCTCCGCGTCCAGCTCCGCGTCCGACTTCAGGGCATCCGCCATGGCCTTGTCCCAGGTCCAGTAGATGAGGGTTTCGTCATGGGATCCTGCGCCGGTGAAGACCCACGGCCGGAACAGCGGGTCCCCCGGAGGGTACTGGGAGGAGTCGGGATCGTAGGAGACGCGGTGCTTCATTACCGGATCCCCAGGAGGGTGACGATGCCGATCGCGGAGGCGACCAGGGCAAAGCAGCACAGGATGATGACAAGCGACAGGATCAGCCTGTCGGACCGCCTTACTGGATCGCTCACTCCACGTCCTCCCAGCCGTCATTGACCCATCGAACCAGCTGGCCGTCGGTAATGACCGCCAGGTTCTCGGCGTCCCCCTGGGACAGGCCGTAGTGCAGATCGCCGTCCGGCATCCTCACGCCCCATACGAGAGTCCTGGCCAGGCGTATCTCCTCCGGGGTCATTGGATCCTCCATGGAGACCTCACTGTCATGACCGTCCGGGACCTGATCCGCCCAGTGGCGCCCCGGGACTTGGCCTTGTAGCCGGCGGAATACTGGTCATCCTCGCGGATCCAGATGACTTCCCCATCCTCGGCACGATACTCGTACTCCCACTCGACGGTTTCCGTTACTGAATCTTCCACGGCTTCTCAACTCTGTGGCGCTTCCTGACAGTCGCCAGTCCCAGTATGTCACGGCGCTTGTAGACCGAGGCCAGGGAGCGGCCCAGGGCCACGGCGATGGCCTCGTAGCTCTGCTCGCCGACATTCTCCCGCAGGTACTTGTCATCCTTGACCGACCACTGCCGCCACCGGGCGGTCTGAAGCTCCATCGGCGGCCGGGGCTCCGGGACACCGATGCCGCGCTGGATCCTGTCGGCTTTCTTCTGCCGGTTGACGCAGTTGTGGCAGGCCCTGCGGCGCGCACCGACGCCGGAGATGACGGGGAAGGAGTCCCCGTCCGCCAGCTCCCCGCACTTGGTACAGGTGCGGGCCAGGAGCGTCCTGGTGCCGGCGGAGAAGGGCGAGTTTGGGCCCTTGCTCGGCAGTGTCATGGTTCTATCTTAGATGGAAGCCCGGCGGGCCTTGCTTCATCACCGCGATGCCCGCCGGGGCACCCCGACTCTATCAGTAGTCGCTGTTGATCTGCAGGAGACGCAGCCCGGAGTTCAGCCGGTGGGTGATGGCGGCCACCGCCCGGGACTCCGCGACCTGCTCGGCGTTGCGGGCCAGCGGCTCCCGCAGTGCGTACTTCTTATACAGGACCGCCTTCTGCCCCGTGGTCAGGTAGGAGAAGGCCTCGGAAAGATCCGCCCGAGCCTCGACGTCGACGCAGTCGCCGGCCTGGCACCACACCACATCGCCCAGGAACTTGCGCACCATGCCCGGGGTGTACAGGTAGGCCCCGGTCGAGTACATGTGCTGGGTGCGCTGGTCCTTGCAGAAGTTCCGGGCCGCACGCCGGGCCATGTGCCGGACGAGCAGGGGCTCCCGGCCCTCGTAGTGCTTCCAGTTCGCCATCATGTGCTCCCAGATGGACTGGGCCACGTCGTCGATGCTGAACACGGTCGAGTTCTTCCACTCGCTCGCTGCCACATCCATGACCAGGGGCTCCAGCTGCAGGTACAGCTCGGTGTCCATCGGTGCAGTCAATTCCAGTCCTTCAATCATTAGTTGACCTTCTGCTGGCGCGTGGTGGTGGCGTCCTGCAGTTTGGTGCTTCCCCGCACCCAGGCCCCGCAGCCCTGGCAGGAGTAGAGCCTGTAGCTGGTGACGAAGGCAAAGGCGGTGCCGTCCCGCTTGAGCCTGGTGCCCCCGCACGCCCAGCAGGAGTGCGACTGGCCGTCCATCTGGCCGATGTGCGGCACCGCGGTCAGCCAGGGGAGCAGGTAGTGGTAGAGCTTCTCGGTGAGCTTGACGTCCTGCACGCAGTAGGTGCCCATCTTCTTCCAGGCCCGCTCGTCCCCGGCCATGCACTTGACCCAGAGGGCGAAGCCCTCGTGGCTGGTCTTGTGCCCGATGCCCAGCTGCTGGGACACGAAGTCGAGTTTGTTGGAGGCGAACTTGAACTGTTTGCGGACCACCCGCAGCAGGTCGATCTGCTTGAACGGCTTGGGCGGCAGCAGCCCGGCCAGCAGGAACTCCCGCTGCATGTGCGGAACGTCGAAGCCGATGCCGTTGTAGGTCACCACGATGTCGGCCTCATTGAACATGTCCCATGCGGCCTGCACCATGTCCGCATGGCCGTGGCCGTGGTCGGAGTAGAACCAGGTCTCTTTGTCCCCGAGCCACTTGGCGCCGAAGCCGAACACCCGGCCCGGCTGTACGATCTGGCCGATGGAGATGTTCTGGTTGAACAGGCCCCACGTATAGACATCGTTGGGCGCGTTCTCCACGTCGAAGAACAGCACCCGGACGTTGTGCTTTGGCCTGGCGACCTTGCGGATGGCCGCTTCAAGCTCACTCACCCGGTTCGGGCACTTCCAGGTCGGCCTCCAGGCCCAGCTCCCACGGCCGGCCGGAGTCCTGGGGCGTGCACCGCTTGAGCCCGAACACATGGGTGTAGTCGGTCTTGAAGCCCTCGGCCGTGGCCCCGGTGAAGACAATCTCCCGGGCGCAGTTCGAGCAATACAGAGCAGACATTCAATTCCTTAGTCGTTGAGGGGGGTCCAGGACCCGACGGTGGTCTCGACCTTGCGGCTGAGCAGGATCGGCCAGTACTGCTCCGGGATGCCCAGGTTCCGCAGGGTCTTGCGGTAGTGCTCCAGGGCCCGCAGGGCGGCGTCGTGGGAGTCGTAGGACACCACGGTCGCGGTGTTGTCATAGACCTGGATGCCCCACTCGGTGCGGATGCCGGCGGGCCGGAACCGGTCGGGGCCGGGCCAGGTGCCGATGCCCTTCAGGGAGATGAAGTCGTTCACAGTGCCACCTTCCCGAGCGCCAGCCGTTCCCGGTAGTGCTGGACTTGCTTGCGGTCGATGTCGTATCCGATCTCCCGCAGCGCCCGCGCCACCTGGGCGTGGGGGTAGCCAGCGGGATCCTGGATGATCCGCTGGAAGGACTCCCGGTTGGCCTCGGTCATTCCGTCGTAGGCTGCCGCCACCCGGTCGTAGCGGGTGGACGGCCCGATGGCCGTCTTCAGATCAGCACTCAAGGGAGACCACCTCCTCGCCGAGCGCCCAGTCCAGGGCGATCTGGACGGCCTCCGCCAGTTCTTCGAGTGTGGCGTCGTTGACGATGGTGACCTCCTCGCCCATCAGCCCGGCATACTGCTCGGACTCGTGCTCCCCGGCCTCATCGTCCAGGCTCCGGGCGATCCGCCACACCGAACCCTGGATTCTGGAGAACACCAGCTCCCCGTCGGCGAAGTAGGGCCCGGACATGTTGTAGATCATCTCCGCCTCGTTGGGGAACCGGACGTCGGTGAAGACGACCCGCTCGCTGTCCTGGGCCCCCAGTTCATCCAGGGCCAGGTTCACCCAGAACTCCGGGTCCTGCTTGCGCATGACTTCGGTGCCGAACCGCTGCCAGAGGGTGCGGACCTCCTCCCCGTAGGGGGAGTCCTTGATGGTCTCGTCGTCGTAGCCGTAGGACTCGTAGAGGTCCGAGATCCGGACCTCCTCGGCCTCGATGGGGCAGTCGTTGAGGTTGCCGCAGTCGCACACGTACACGCTGTAGCCCACGATGGGGTCCAGGTCCCGCACAAGGCGCTTGACCGCGCCGGCGAAGCTCATCCTGGTGAAGCCGTGGTCCTTGACCAGGATGTCGGCCACGGCATCCTTGCCGGCGCCGATGTTTCCTGAGAGGCCAATAACGATCATCTAGAGCACCTTCATTCCTGCGTGCGAGGTGTGGTTGGTCAGCTTGTTCAGCCAGAACTGGCCGCGCTCGATCCAGAAGGTGTCCCCGGTGCTGAGGATGATGACCTCATAGGGTTCGTCGTCCCGGCGCTCCACCGCCACGACGTGGTCGGGACGGACGGTCAGCGTGCGGTCCCTGTCCCAGATCTTCAGCTCGATGAAGTAGTTCATGCCTCGTCCTTCCGGTTGGCGACCCATTTGGCGCCCACACCGTTGTCGTCGAAATAGATCTGCACCGTGCCGTTGCGGGGGTTGTTCCCGTCCCGCCGTGCCCGGTCGACGGCCAGCCGGCCGGCGAACTTCATGCCGTCGTTCAGGTCCTTGGTCTGGACGTAGGCGTGGAACTCGGTCGGCCGGGGAGGCCGGATGTTGTGGAAGGGGTCGCTCATACGCCGGCCACCAGTACGTGCAGGTTTGCGCCGGAGACCATGATGCCGCGGGCGAACTTCTCGGAGGACCAGGGATCGGGCTTGCCACCCAGCGCCCAGGTGCCCTCGGGGTCTTTGATCGCGGCGTTGATCGGCTCCCCGCCAGCGGTCTCGGTCATGACGACACTGCCGGGGTTCAGCACGTCGAGCTGGTGCTGGATCTCATCGGTGAAAAAGTCGTTGCTGTCGCTCATTCGGTCTCCCTGTAATCGGTGATGTGGAGGACCTTGCCTCCGGTCATGCGGGCATTGAAGTAGAGATGGTGGAAGAGGTTGGCGGAGCCGGCCTCGATTGCTGCGTTGGTGAGGTAGGCGTTGCGGAACCGCAGCCCCTCCAGGGGCAGCAGGAAGTGCAGGTTGGAGACCACCTTGGAGGCGGGGAAGTAGCCGTGGGCGTCCGCGTCCCGCTCGTCGGCGCAGATCAGAATGTCAGTCATGCGTCCACCTGGTTGAGGGCGTGGTGGACCGAGGTGAGGATGCGGATGAGGGTCCACGTCGTGTCGGGGCCGTCCAGTGTCACAAAGTCGTCCAGGACTTTCTTCACGTCGGCGGACGTGATCGGCGCACCGTCAACGGTAGGCCACAGGATCTGAAGCATTTCAGTCATCTTCTTCAACTTCCTCGTCGAGCGGGCCGAACTCGCCCCGGCGCAGCGGGATGACGTCCTTCGGGCCCAGGGAGATCCGGTCGGTGGGGGAGTGGACCGGGGTGACCAGGACGTACCGCTCGTCGTCCCATTCGATGTCCCCTCGGGCCTCGTAGAAGCTTGGCTCGGGGACCTCGGCGATCTTGCAGACCCGGCCCTTCTTGAAGGGGCCGATGTCCACCAGCAGCTTCACGCTGTCGCCTACCTGCACTTTTGCCATCGCTTCCTCACGCCGTCGGGCGTAGATCTCGGCGGCCAGCTCTGCTGCCACGCCGTACCGGTTGAGTAGGTCATTGCCGTGATTCACCATGAAGTGCATGACCCGGTCGGCCCGGGACTTGCCCCAGACCTTGGTCTGGATCCTGGTCTGGATGCCGTCCACCGCCAGGGTCACCAGGTAGCGGCGCGGGATCCTGGTGCTGTAGACGTACGCCTCGTAGGTGACGGAAACCGGTTCGCTCATACCGCCACTCCCATGAACTCGCGCAGGGCCTGGCGGCCGAACTCGCAGAAAAATGAATTGACATCGTGGCCCGGGGGGAAGAGTTTGATGTCCCCTCCCGGGACGTTCTGGGCCAGCTTGGCCGCGAACTTCTTCCCGGCCCCCGTGTCGTCGTTGTCGGCACAGATGACCACGGACTCGTAGCCCTCGAACAGCAGCTCGTAGAAGTCCTTCCAGGCGCTGGCGCCCGGGATCCCCACGGCCGGGATGCCGGCCTGGACCAGGGTCATGCAGTCGACCTCGCCCTCGGTGATGGCGATCGTCTCCTCGGAGGCAAAGAACGCCGGGGTGTTGAAGATCGTCAGCTTGGATCCTTCCGGCTGCCAGTACTTCGGCCCGCCCTCCCGCTCCGGCGGGCGGCGGAACCGCAGCGCCACCGGCCCGGTGGGGGTGTTGTAGGGGATGGCGATCATGCCCCGGGCGTCGTCATCCAAGCCTTCGGGGCTTGCGGCGACCCCCAGCAGGAACCGGTCGATGGTTTCCGGGCTGAGCTTGCGCTCCACCGTCAGATATTCGTACGCCTGGGCGCCGTCCGGACTTTTCAGCTGCTCGTGGTACTTCAGCACCCGGTCCACCAGTGATCTCCTCTCCGATCCTGAGAGCACCGACATAGTCCACGCCTTCCCTTAGTTTGATGAGGTCAATGGCGTCCCCGGTGAAGTCACAGGAGAAGCAGTGGATGCGGCCGGTCTTTGCGCTGAGGGTGCAGGAGGGGTCCCTGTCCTCGTGGTCCCCGGTGGGGCAGGTGATCTTGACGAAGCCGTCCCGTTCGGGGACGGCCTTGTCCAGGTAGTGCTCGACAACCGCCCGGATGTCGAAGCGCCTACTCGGGTTTGAAGTCGCCAAGGATGCCGTCCTTCAGGTTCTCCATCAGCTCGAAGTACATGCCGGAGATCTCATCGACGATCCCCGGGATCTCCTCGGCCTCGGGCAGGACCTCGGCGGCCAGGTTCGCCAGGGCCACCAGGTCCCGCAGCTCCCCGATGGTGAGGGTGACCTGGATTTCCAGTTCGGAGAACTCAGCCACGGTCGGCCTCCTGGTCGTAGGGCTCCTCGGCCCGGTGCCTGCCGGCCCCGGCAATGTAGTAGCCGGCATAGAGATCCATCACCTCGTCCATGCCCTGCTGGACCAGCGCATTGCGCCGCTTCTGGAAGGCCGCCTCGGTGAAGATCCCGGAGATGATCCAGGAGGTGAAGGCCGCGGCGATGATGTAGGCGATGTAGCCGGCCTCGGTGGTCTGCGGCCAGGTGCCCGCCAGGAGGCGGGTGGCGAAGGCCAGCAGCAGGACCGTGACCACGGAGGTGGAGACGCCCAGTGCCGCGAGTTCCCAGTACTTGAGTTTGGCGAGGTTCTTAATCATGAGTAGCTCCTTTGGATGGCGGGCCGGCCGGTGACCCAGGTCCAGTTCCGGCCGCACTTGATGTTGCTGATGGCCTGCTCGCTGACCGCGTAGTCCTCGGCGATGACCCTGCCGGGGATCCCGGCGCGCAGCGCCACGTCGATGGCCCGGACGTCCTCGACGGTGAGCTGGGCCTTGGCGGTTTGCTGCTGCACCCGGCCGGTCAGTTCGCTGTAGGCCTTGCCGGTGTTGATGGCGCTGATGGTCTGCTGGGTGACACCGAAGTCGGCGGCCAGCGCCGGCTGGGACTCCCCGTCCCGCAGGGCCGCGTGGATGAACAGGACGTCATCCTCGGACAGCACATTTCGCATGCTCACTCCTTCCCTTCCATGTGTTTCCTGTCGCCCCGCAGCAGGGCGACGAACTCGGATACTTCACACACCACGTATTGCTTCATGGGGTCCGTGACCCCCTTGCGCTTGGCGATCACGATCCCGGCCAGGGCCCCGTCGTTGATCCGCTCGGCCTCGGCCTCGGCCACCCATTCGGCGGCGTAGAACTGCCCGCCCCGGTCCTTGCACTCGATGACGATCGGCCCGCCCTGGGGGGTGAAGACGTTGGCAATGTCCCCCTTGTCCTTGGCCCCGGTCTTGACCTTGCGGTCAACGCGGGTGTCCTGCAGGGCCTCGGACAGCCCGTCGGCGATCAGCCGCTCGAAGCGGGCGCCGGCTGCCTTGGCCGTGGCCCTATTCCTTGTCATCGGCAGGACGCAGGCCCTCGGCGGACTCCAGAGTGTTCGCCGCCTTGGTCGCCCACTTGTAGACGTTCCCGGCGTTGCCGAGGACGATCTCGCTGATCTCCCCGTCGGGGCTCAGCACACAGCCGTCGATCGCCGCGGACGCGATGTCGGCCATAGCCCTTACCTCGGCGGCGTCCATGATGAGGGAGACCCGGAGGCCGGGCCGCCTGGTCACCTCGTGGACGTAGATGGTGTCGCTCATTGGGCTCCTAACCCTGAAAGTGCATGCGTGCGAGGTCGGCGTACAGGGGCAGGTTCCACTCGGCCCGGGGGTCGGCCTTGCCTGTCCTGTTCTTGACGGGGGAGATGTAGAGCTGCTCGCCCCGCCGGTGCATCGTGAGGATCAGCTCCGGAGTTTTGTCGATTTTTCCCCTGATGCCGGCCCGGGGTATGGGCCGGTCACCGTTGGTGTACTCCCCCGTGGTGTGGTGCAAAGTGATAATGCTGGCCTTGGTATCGCGTGCCAAATCGTGCAGGAAATCGCAATTTCCCTGCAAAGCCTGGAACTCATCGCCCTCCCCGGCATAGCAATTTGCCAGGTTGTCCATCACGAACACCTCGGGGTAGATGCCGTACTTGACGGCATAGGCCTCGAACTGGCGCAGGATGTCCTCCCCCGAGGGGGAGGTGTCGTAGACGAACTCCATGTGGGAGGTGGAGGCCCTGACCTCCGCCTCGTAGCCGGTCACCGTGCCGTTGCGGACGTCCCGTTCGATGTCGGAGGTCTCGTAGCCGGTGGCGATGGCTGCCGCCCGGACCCACATGGTGGCCTCGTCGGTGTCGGCCGAGAAGTACAGCGACCGGTTGTGCTGCCCCTGGTCGTTGCCCCGCTGGAGCATCGACTGGACGACGGCGGACTTGCCGGTGCCTGGTGCGGCTGTGACCAAGGTGAGCTGTCCTTTCCGGAAGAAAACTTCGCTGGCATTGAGGGCCTGGAAC